ATATAGAACAGGTAGGGGGTAGTGGCAACATCATTGGTGGAGCTACTGCTGCTGCTGGTTCCATGACTGCATTGGATATCGATGGTGCAACTATGACTTTAGATATATTACAGAAAGGTAATACAAATAAATTCCTTGGAGATATTTGGGCAGATAATTATACAGGTTACTTCTCTTTCATAGGTGATACCAATACATTTAACATGTCCACAGATGAAACCAACGCCACTGGAGCTGATGGTTCTAATGTTAACGTACAAGTTACAGGCAATACGAACACAATGACTCTTAATCATGCTATGACTGCACTAGCAGCTAACTTAGATTTAGATTGGACAATACAAGGTTCAGGCAACAGCATAACTTCATCTATAGATGTAGATGGTGCTACAAACTTTATGGATATAGATGGTAGTGATAATACAGTAACTTACGATGGCGATGGATATGCTGGAGGTTACTTCTACTTAGATCATACAGGTAGTACAAGAACATTTAATATAGATCAGGAGTCTACATCAGATAATGACTGGCTTAAAATTACATCTGTTGGCTCTAGTGGGGTCGTCTGTGTTACTCAGTCAGACGCAACTACTTCATTCATCTGTTGAGATAGGTTCTATATCTGAAGTAAGAGGCAATGCACAGGTCCTTAGGGACAAACCTTATGGTGCTGAACTAGCATTTAACATACAACAAATGGATGATGTCCGTACAGAAGCGGGCAGAGTAGCCATAACTTTTGCAGATTCTTCTACAGTCAAACTAACAGAACATTCTAAGTTAGTCATAGACGAATACATATACGATCCTGACCCGTCAAAATCTAAAATGGCACTCAAGTTTGCGAGTGGTACAGCGCGATTTATTACAGGTAAATTTAATAACAAAAGCAATATATCTATACGAACTCCTACAGCAGATATAGCTATTAGAGGTACAGACTTTACTTGTACTGTGGACGAGTTGGGTAGATCTCTTGTCATACTGTTGCCAGACGAGAATGGTATATCTAGTGGCGAGATTATAGTATCTACGGGTATGGGTAGTGTAACGTTAAATAAACCCTACCAAGCTACCACAGTATCTGTATATGAAAACAATCCTACTAAACCTGTTACCTTAGATATATCGCTAGACTTAATTGATAACATGTTGATTGTTAATCCTCCAGAAAATACAGAACAACAAGTAGAAGAGGCACAATCAAGAACAACAGTAGACTATTTAGAGTTTGATGATTTAGATATAGATTATCTCGCCGAAGACTTTTTAGATGCAGAAGCTGATTTAGAGTTTACTGAACTAGATATAAATTATTTAGATGTAAACTTCTTAGAAGACTTACTGAACGTGCTAGACGCACTGGCTATATCTAAAGAAGAAGACCAGCTCAAACAAGGTGGGGTAGGAATACGTATTGTTGGAACAGATATAGGTCAGGATAAAGACACCCAGATAACTACTATTATATCTGGACAAAATATCAGCCTAACCAGAACAGTCAGCCAAAGTGCAAAGTTAAATCTTGATGGGTCTGGCAGCTATACTGTTGTATTAATACAAGATGGTGTGTCTAATACTGTTAAAATAAATGGTGGATCTTCTACAACCATTACAATCAAACAAGGTTCGGGATGAGAAAACTAGCACCACTATCACTCATAATTATATTGGTTTTGCCATTTATCTATCAACTTACGCCACTTGAGGTGTTAAAACTTAAAACTTTTGATGTTTTGATTCCCGAACAAAAAGAAAGTGGCAATTTTGTAGTTCTTAACATCACTGAAAATGATATTGCTAATGAAGGTGGTTATCCTTTGTCTAGGCAAACATTAGCCCAAATACACATTAACTTATTAAGAAAAGGTGCGTTAGGTGTAGGTTGGGTTATGGCTTTTCCTCAACCAGATAGATTTGGTGGTGACTTTGAGTTTATGGAAGCACTCTCTTTTTCTCCTAGTGTCCTCGCAATGTTTGAAGGTGAAGGTAATTATCCGCCCACATCTGGAACTGTAATTCTTGGACCAGAGACTGATGCAGGAATTATGGCAACAGGTGCTATACAAAATATAGAGATATTAAAACAAAGCGCAACACAAGGTATAGCTGTTGCTAGAACAGATTTAGACAATTTAGTACGTAGATTGCCTTTGTTAATGAGAACTCCTGATGGCTGGGTATCTGCATACGGTACGGAAGTATTAAAAGTTTTAGCTGGAGCGGATACGTATATTATAAGAACGAATGATAATGGTATTGAAGAAATACGTGTTAAAGGCCTTCCACCTGTTAAAACAGACTCTTTAGGGCGTAGGTGGATAAGTTTCGTGAATACCACACAAACTGACCTACAAGAAATGAATGTAGAAAATAAATTTGTATTTGTAGGGTTTACGGCAAAAGGAATCATGCCACAAATAGCTACTCCGTCTGGACTACTTGAACCGCATAAGATACAAGCAGCTCTAGCAGAATCTATACTAATAGAAAACAGTCCATACATACCTGATTACTCTTTAGCTGTAGAGTTGGCAATCCTAATAATGGGCATAGTAATAATGTGGGCGTTAATAAACTTTTTGGGGATAACGTTGGGGATAAGTTTAGCCGTTTCTACTATGGGCTTAACTTTATTTGGTGGATATACCATAGTTCAACAAGGCCTGTTAATTGATATAACCTGGACATTTATAGCTGAGTTTATAACAGCGACCATTACTTTCTATCTCAGATTTAGAGAACAATACAAGTTACGACAACTTATAAAGAAACAATTTGAACATTACTTAGATCCACGTCAAATTGCTATTTTGCAAAAATCACCAGAAAAACTAAAACTAGGTGGTGAGAAACGATACGCTACATTTTTGTTTACGGATGTACGTGGATTTACTGCTTTATCTGAAACACTAGAGCCTGAACAAGTCACCTATATAATGAATAAAGCTCTGACAGCGCAACAAAAAGCAGTACAAAAACATGGAGGTATGGTGGATAAGTATATAGGTGATGCAATGATGGCTATATTTAACGCACCGTTAGACTTAAAATTTCACGAAAATAAAGCTATTGATTGTGCTAAAGATATACAGAAAAATATGGAAGAGTTAAACGTAGAACTATCTGAACAAGATATAGACCCAGTAGCCATAGGTATAGGTATAAACACTGGATATGCAGTTATAGGCAATATGGGAAGTGAATCAAGATTTGATTATACTGCCATAGGCGATGCGGTAAACACCGCAGCCAGATTAGAAAGTGGAACTAAGGAAGCAGGTAGAGATTTGTTAATTGGCTACAACACTGCCATAAAAAGCGATTATAAGTTAGAATTATTAGAGCCTTTAAAGGTTAAGGGCAAAGAAAAACCATTAGAAGTATATACATGGGATTTAAGTTAAGTTTAATTTTAGGTGGATTGTTAGTCGTTAGTCTGGCTGGATCAACTTACTATATTAATTACCTAAACGATCAAATAGGTATACTCAAAGGCAATCAAATAGTTTTAGAAACAGAAATAGAAAAACAGAACGAATCTATTGAACGTTACTTAGAGCAACAAAAAAACCAACAAGTACAACTTAATCAACTAGAAGCTGACAAACAAGCAGCGATGAAAGATGTAAATAGATTGCGTAAAACCTTTGCTAACCATGATTTAGATGAATTAGCTTTAGCAAAGCCAGGACTTATACAAAACAGAATTAACAAAGCGTCTGCTAGGGTAATGACTACTTTAGAAGAATTAACCAACCCAAATCAGTTTGATGAAAAACCTATTACTAATTAGTTTATCTTTGATGATGGCCAGTTGCTCTTTGATGCAATCTTCTATCAAACCAGTACAGGTAAAAAGTATTGCTGAAAGACCGCCGATGTATCATCCACCGTTGCCATATCCGATGAGCCTATCAGAAGTTGATTGGGAAATTATGACACCTGAATTGATGGAGCAATACCTACAAAATCTAGAAAATGGTGACGCACCTAGACGCGCTTACTATTCTTTATCTAGTAAAGAATATGAAAATCTTAGTATGGATATGGCAGAAATAACGCGTTGGTCTAAAGATATTTTATCAATTATTAAGTATTATAGAGAATACGACAAACCAAAAAAGGATATCAAAGATGAGTAAGACACCAGATGAATTTGTATATAGAGCTACACTAGACCGTATAGTAGATGGAGACACATTTGATTGCATACTTGATCTTGGGTTTGACGTAAAACTACACAAACAAAGAGTAAGGCTTGCAGGTATAGATACTCCAGAATCTAGAACAAGAAATTTGGCTGAGAAAGCTTTAGGCCTTAAAGCAAAAGAAAGACTCAAAGAACTTTGCGAAGGCACATTTAGAATTAAATCTTTAGGAAAAGGAAAGTATGGAAGGATTTTGGGCGTCCCTTATACAGCAGATGGCGAAGATGTTTGCAAAAAACTTATTAAGGAAGGACACGCAGTTGAATACTGGGGCGGAACTAAAACAGGTAAAATCAGAGAAGACGGTACTTGGGGCGAGTAATATGCAAATATCTGAAAAAGGTATATCTTTAATAAAACATTTTGAAGGCTGTCGCTTAGAATCATACCAAGACTCAGTAGGTATTTGGACAATTGGATATGGGACTATTAAAGGAGTTAAGGAAGGCGACAAAATAAACCAAGACGAAGCAGAGCATCTATTACAAGAAGAAATGCCCGAGTACGAAGGGTATATAAATGATATGGTCAAAGTCCCTTTAGAGCAAAACCAATTTGATGCGCTTTGTTCTTGGGTATTTAATCTAGGACCTAACAATTTAAAGTCTTCTACTTTATTAAAAGTATTGAACGAGGGTAAATATGATGAAGTACCAGAACAAGTGGTCAGGTGGAACAAAGCTGGTGGAGAGGTTTTAGAGGGATTGAAAAAAAGAAGAGAAGCTGAATCTCTATTGTTTCAAGGTAAAGAATGGGAGAATGTCTAGATGGCATATACTAAGTTAAATTTAAAACCAGGTATCAACCGAGAAGGAACTGCTTACGATAATGAAGGAGGATGGTTTGACGGCAACCTTATCCGTTTCAGAAATGGTCACGTAGAAAAGTTTAAAGGATGGGCTAAATTAAGTATTAATACTTTTTTAGGTACGGCTAGAGCTTTACATAATTGGATGGGTCTTGGCAGCAACCTTTATTTAGGAGTGGGTACAACTTTTAAATACTATATAAAAGAAGGTACTGTTTATAGCGACGTAACACCTATAAGGGCTACTACTACTAATGGAATTACTTTTGCAGCAACAAATGGTTCATCAACTATTACAGCAACTGACTCAAGCCACGGAGCTGTTACCAACGATTTTGTTACTATATCTGGTGCCGTTTCTTTAGGTGGGGTTATAACTGCTACTGTTCTAAATCAGGAATATCAGATTACAGGAGTACCGTCTGTTAATACTTATACGTTTATTGCAAAAGATACTAG